CAGCAGCAGCAAGCACCACAGGTAGATCCAGAGGCCCAAGAGTGGGCATCTAAGAACACTTGGTTTATGCAGGATGGGTTTGAAGAAATGACCAGTCTGGCGTATGGTGCTCATGCAGGTTTAATAAAAAGAGGAATTCAGCCTAACTCTCAGGAGTATTTTAGGCAGATTGATGCTCGTTTAAGACAAGCATTTCCAGAACATGATTGGGAGGATAATAGCGACACATATAGCCGTGACGCGCCCGTGACTCACAATCAGCCCTCGTCGGTGGTAGCCCCCTCCTCACGGAGTAATGGTGCTAAACCGCGCAAAGTACGGTTGACGGCTACCCAATTATCTCTCGCCAAGAGATTGGGTTTAACCCCAGAACAGTATGCGAGGCAACTCGCCAAGGAGACTTCGTAATGACTGATGAGCGCACACCAAGAAAAAGCAACTCTAGAGAAGTTGATGCAAGACCGACAGATACATGGAGTCCTGCTTCTATCCTTCCAGATCCTGATCCACAAGATGGATGGGTTTTTAGATGGGTAAGAACCAGTATTCTAGGAGAGTCTGATAATACGCATACATCTAAGATGTTTCGGGAAGGATGGCAGCCTGTAAGGGCTGATGATCACCCAGAACTGATGTTACAGTCGGATATAGGCTCTCGGTTTGAAGGCAATATTGAGGTTGGTGGATTATTATTGTGCAAAGCGCCAGAAGAAAAGATGGCTGCACGCGCAAGACACTACCAGAATGTTGCTGAACAACAGATGAGTTCGGTTGATAACAACTATCTAAGAGAAAACGATCCTCGGATGCCAATGCTCTCTCCAGAGCGTAGCACCAGGACAACTTTTGGAAGAGGTTAACCCTAAGCAGGGGTTGGCCCTTAATTAACTAGGAGGCCTATTATGGCTACTACTGCTACCCCCACAGGTGCAGAGCCGGTTGATACCTTGAGTGCGAGTGGCTCATTTACTGGGAAAATTCGTCATATCAAGATTGCAAATGCATATGGGACTGCCATTTTTTATGGTGATTTCGTTAAGCTTGTTGCTGCCGGAACTGTTGAAAAAGCTGCTGTAACAACCGCTGTTGTTGCTGGCACCGTTGGTATTTTTGTAGGCTGCGCTTACACAGATCCAACCACAAACCAAATGACGTTCAATCAACAATTCCCAGCATCAACTGCTGCTGATGATATTGTTGCTTACGTTGTTGACGATCCTAAGCTGTTATTCCGTATGCAAGCTGATGAAGCTATTGCACAAACTGGACTTGGAAACAATGTCTCAGCGGTTAACACTGCCGGTTCAACATCCATCGGTCGAAGCAAGAACGCCTTAGACGGCGGCTCTATCGCTACGACTAATTCATTACCACTGCGTATCGTTGACTTCGTAGATGGCCCAACCAGTGCTGTAGGCGATGCCTTCACCGACTGTATTGTGACCTATCTGCCTTTGAGTCACGCTTACGAAACCAAGCTTGGTGTATAAGGAGAATTAAGTAATGGCAATTTCAAGAGCGCAAATGCTTAAAGAACTCCTACCAGGGCTTAACGCCTTATTTGGTTTGGAGTACGAAAAATACGAAGATGAACACACGCTCATTTATGAGACAGAAAGTTCTGATCGTTCGTTTGAAGAAGAAGTAAAGCTTTCTGGCTTTGCGGCTGCCCCTGTTAAAGCAGAAGGCGCGGCAACAAGTTATGACTCTGCACAAGAGTCTTACACTGCCAGATATAACCACGAAACTATTTCGATGGGCTTTGCTATAACCGAAGAGGCTATGGAAGATAATCTTTATGATTCTCTTTCTGCTCGTTACACCAAGGCGCTTTCTCGCGCAATGGCTTACACGAAGCAAGTCAAAGCGGCTAACTTGCTCAACAATGGTTTTGATACCTTTACGTCTGGTGACGGAGTTACGTTGTTCAATGCCAGCCACCCATTGGTAAGCGGTGGAACTAACTCCAACCGCCCAACAACAGGTGCTGACTTAAACGAGACCTCTCTAGAGAATGCAATCATCGAGATTGCTGCGTTCACTGACGAACGTGGCCTTCTGATTGCTGCTCGTCCTCGTCGTTTAATCGTTCCACCCGCTTTGATGTTTACAGCAGATCGTTTGCTAGAAACTACTCAGCGTACTGGTACTGCTGACAACGACATAAATGCTATTCGTAACATGGGTGCTATCCCTGAAGGTTACGCTGTGAATCATTATTTGACTGACAGCAACGCTTTCTTTATCACCACTGATATACCGAATGGTATGAAGATGTTTGAGCGTACTGCGCTTGAAACGTCTATGGACGGTGACTTCGATACTGGTAACGTGCGCTACAAAGCGCGTGAGCGTTACTCGTTCGGCGTATCTGATCCATTGGGAATCTACGGTTCCCCAGGCTCTAGCTAGAGCTTTTAGGGACTGTCCGGTGTATCATCGGGCAGTCCTTTTTTTTATTCCTGACAAAATGTTTCACATGGAACAATTTGACACTAACCCAGACAGGAGATACTTATGGGTAATACGACTTTTACTGGTGCGGTTCGTTCTGAAAGCACCTTCAAAACTGTAAGCAAAGACAGCACTTCCGGTGCTATTACTGAAGTTGCAACTGTTGGTGACGGCCCTGTTAGCCTTGCCGATGGCAATGTAACTTTAACTAACGCGACCCACAGTGGTCGAGTATTGCTTGTCCCTGATGGCGGTCAAGACAATACCTACACTCTGCCAGCACCTATTGCTGGATCTGTGTTCAGGTTTGTTTATGCGGGTGGCGCGGCTGACGCTACTGATGCAATTATCGTCACCCCTGGCAACGCCAACTTTTACATTGGTGGTGTTACTTTTCTTGATACTGACAACGAAATTAGCGCAGTTTTTTCTGACGGCAACTCAAATAGCAGCATTCAGTTAAACGTACCTGCGGGTTTTGATGTGACTATTATTGGTCTGAACACCACTAATTATCAGATCCTTGGCACCGTTACGAGCGCAACTGCACCTGCATTTGCCGATCAGTAAACAATTAGCTTTGAGTGGGGCGTTATTCGCCCCCTTCTTTTAGGAGAAATGTATGGCTGATGCGGTAGCAACTCAGACAATTCAAGATGACGGCAGTACCGCTATCTTTAGATTCACAAATGTTAGTGATGGTACTGGTGAGAGCGCAGTTGCAAAAATAGATGTATCTGCATTAGCGCCAGACCCAATGACAAATGCTGCGTGTACTTCTGTTTCGATTCAAAGCATTTACTACAGCACTGTAGGTATGGGCGTTAAGATATTCTTTAACGCAACTACTAATGTATTGGCTTGGCAGTTAAATGCCGATTGGTCTGACACGTTAGACTTTTCAGATTTTACTGGCATCCCTAACAATGCTGGCAGTGGTAAGAATGGCGACATTCTTTTCACAACAGTAGCTCACAGTTCTGGTGATGTTTACAACATAGTTATGAAGGTTCGTAAACACTTCTAGAGTTAATTATGGCTAGAAACTATAAAGAAGAGTACAAAAGCTTTCACTCCAAGCCGGAGCAAAAGAAGCGTAGGGCTGGCAGAAATGCCGCTCGACGCACTGCTGAAGCCAAAGGGGTAGTTAAGAAGGGCGACAAGAAGGACGTTCATCATAAGGACGGCAATCCACTTAACAACAAGCCAAAAAACCTTCGTGTAGAATCTAGATCAAAAAATAGGGCTAGAAAATAATGGCTGAAAAAAAGAAGTCTACGGTAAACAAGGCTGGCAATTACACAAAGCCAACCTTGCGTAAAAAGCTTTTTAATCAAATTAAAGCTAGTGGAAAAGGCGGCAGCCCGGGCCAGTGGTCGGCTAGAAAGGCTCAAATGCTTGCTAAGAGATATAAAGAAGCTGGCGGTGGGTATAAAGACTAATGGCATTGAAGAAGTCCCAGAAATCTTTAAAGAAGTGGACTAAACAGGAGTGGAGCACTAAGAGCGGAAAGCCTAGTACTCAAGGCTCTAAGGCCACTGGAGAGCGTTACTTACCTAAGAAAGCTATAAAGTCCTTGTCTGACAAGGAGTATGCGGCTACGACAAAGAAAAAGCGTGCCGACAAGAAGAAGGGCAAGCAGCATAGTTCGCAGCCAAAGAAGATAGCTAAGAAAACTGCAAGGCATAGAAAATGAGCTTAACTGATGCAGAAAAAAATAGATTAAAAAAGGTTGGTTTGACTGGATTAAACAAGCCTAAAAGAACACCAAGCCACGCCACAAAGAAAGCTGTAGTAGCTGTCAGGGATGGTGGCAAGATGAAGCTGATTCGCTTTGGTGACCAGAAGATGGGTCACAACTATAGCGCCGAGGCGCGTAAAAGTTTTAAAGCTCGTCACGGTAAAAACATCGCAAAAGGCAAGACTTCTGCGGCATACTGGGCGAATAAAGTGTTTTGGAGTGGCAAGGGTGGCAGCACTAAAAGCCCCCCTAAGTCTCAAAAGCAAAAGTTTGGGAGAGACTAATGCCTATCAGTAGAGCGCAAGAGTCTAAACAAATAAAAGATGCTCCCGCTAAAAAGAAACGGGTTAGCAAAAAAAAGCAGAAAGCTAGGAGGCCGTAATGGGTAAGAAAGAGATAGGGCAAATACTTGGTGGTGGCTTGGGCGGCTTAATAGCTCAAGAACCTTTAGCTGCTATTAGCCCGTTAGCTGGCTATTTAAAGCACCGAAAAGACAAAAAAGCTGACAAGGCTGCAAGCAGGCTTGCTGGTGAAAAAGCAGAAAAGGATCGCATGGATCAGATCATGTCTGGCTCAACAACGCCTAGTTCAACAGCTATGATGAGGGAGGGCGGCATGACCAGAACTCGCCCTATAGATGGTAAGGCTGTTCGCGGAAAGACAAGAGGTCGCAAGATCTAGATGGCTACTAGCGGCACATTTAACTTCACACTAGATCTTTCTGATGCAATGGAAGAGGCTTTTGAGCGAGCAGGCTTAGAGCTTCGTAGTGGATATGATTATAAGACCGCTCGTCGTAGTTTAAACTTGATGATGCTTGAATGGCAGAACCGTGGGCTAAATTTATGGTCTGTAGAGTTTGCTACCCAAGCACTTACTGCTGGAACAACGGCTTATACGTTGCCAGCAAATGTCCTTGATATCGTTGAAGCTTTTATAAGAACTGAGTCCGGCAGTGTTACGGGTCAATTTGATCAGTCAATGACTAGGATCTCTGTAAGCCAATATTCAAATCTTTCAAACAAGCTAACTCAAAGCAAGCCTCTACAATATTATGTAGAACGCAATGTTGGCGATATTACTGTTAACCTTTGGCCCTCTCCTGATAGCCAAGACACCTACACGTTTGGTTACTACTACATGCAGCGCGTTGAGGATGCTGGTAACTCAGCTTCAAACAATATTGACGTTCCTGCTAGGTTTCTTCCTTGTTTAGTTGCAGGACTTGCTTATCAGCTTAGTATGAAATACCCAGCGGCAAGCGCGAGATCCGTTGCACTAAAATCAGATTACGAGGAGCAGTGGACGCTTGCTTCTGATTCAGACCGAAACAAAGCATCGCTTTATGTTTCTCCTGGTGGGTACTCGTTTTGAGCGCCTTTACTCGCGGCAAATATGCTTTTGGGTTCTGTGATAAGACGGGCTTTCGCTATCCGTTAAAAGACCTTGTTCCTGAGATTGTCAATCAACGGCCTACAGGGTTTTTGGTTGGTCGTGATGTGGTTGACCCAGATCAGCCGCAGTTGCAGCTAGGCAAGATATTAGTTGATGACCCTAGATCGTTAAGGAATCCTCGTCCAGATAGGGCTGAAGACGCTAGTAGAGCACTTTTCTCATTTGATCCGGTAGGACAGATAGGGCTTGGAATGACAGGCGGTATAGGCTTTGTCGGGGTTATATTGGAGTCGTAATGGCATTTACCTTTAGTACATTAAAGACAGCAATTCAGGATTATCTTGAGACAAACGAGACAACTTTCGTTGCTCAGTTGCCAACCATAATTACTCAAGCTGAAGAAAGAATCCTAAAGGCTGTTCAGCTACCGGACTTTAGGAAGAACGTTACTGGCGGTTTAACTAGTTCTAACCCATATCTTTCCGTACCTACGGATTTTTTAGCCACCTATTCTTTATCTATAGATAATAGTGGTTATGAGTTCTTGATCCGCAAAGATGTTAATTTTATTAGAGAGGCATACCCATCTGCATCTAGTACGGGTGTGCCAAAGCATTATGCTTTGTTTAACGAGCAAGCTTTTATTCTTGGGCCTACTCCAAACGCTGATTTTTCCGCAGAGCTTCATTACTTCTATCGACCTCAATCAATAACAGAGTCAGGCGATGGCACTAGTTGGCTGGGTACTAACGCTGAAAATGCTCTTCTTTATGGGTGCCTGGTTGAGGGATACAGCTTTCTGAAGGGAGAGCCTGACTTGTTGCAGCTTTACTCCGCTCGATACGAAGAAGCTCTTGCTGACCTCAAAAAGCTTGGTGAAGGGTACAATACTACCGATAGTTATAGATCTGGCGCTGTCAGGACTGGTCGGTAGTTGTGATTTCGCCTCCAGTCATGGAAATAGGTAGCGTGTTAGTAACGACTACGAGCCATAAGGGTCATGATCCTGATTTTTGGGCGCAAACAATAGCCGACAGGGTTGTAAGCGTTGGCGGTAATTGTCATCCAGTTATTGCTCAACAGGCAGAAGAGTTTAAAGACGCTGTTAAAGCTACGGCTTTGCACTATATTAAAGAAGCAATTAAGAGCGATAGGACTACACTTACCGCTGAATTTGAACGTCAAGGCCATAAAGATATGGCTGATATAATTAGGAGGCTATAATGGCTATTAGCACTGCAATGTGTACTTCGTTTAAGGTTGAGATTTTAAAAGGTGTTCATAATTTCACCGCTGCGGGAGATCAGTATAAACTTGCGCTGTACACAAGCTCCGCAACATTAGGTGCAGCTACAACTGCGTATGCGTCTACTAATGAGGCAAGTGGTACAAACTACACTGCAAAGGGTGCGTTCTTAACGTCTATAACCCCAGTGGCTAGTGGTACAACTGCTCTTGCTGACTTTGCCGACCTTACATTTTCAAATGTAACAATCACTGCAAATGGGGCGTTGATTTAC